CACGTATGTGGGAAGAAAAATGACAAAATCAGAAATTTTAGATCTATTTTACCGGACGATTGATTGGAAGGAATGTTATTACGAAGCTCAAGCCTTGATGGAAGATAGAACAAAATAAGGAGGGAACGAATTGAAGTGCTGGACCACAAAGGAATTGGCATATGTCCGAAAGAATGCATTATTAGCCGAAACAAATGAAGTTATAAATTCCGAACAGCTTGCAAAGAAACTAAGCCGAACAGTTTCAGCAGTTATGAAAAAAATATCTCAAATGAGAAAAGATGGACAGTTACCACCAGTAAAAAGAGAACTGGCTTTTGAGAGTAACGGTAGACCATGGACAGCGACAGAAGAAAAGAGGTTGATTGCGATGCATAAGCAAGGGGCTTCTTATGTTGAAATTGGAGAAGCACTAGGGCGATCAAAAGGATCCTGTTCAAATAAAGTTTCAAAATTGCAAGCAGCAGGGAAGATAAAAAAGAAACGAGTTGAGCAATGGACCAGTGAACAGGTTAAAACTTTATTAGATCATGTAACATTTGATCAAAACGGCTATGTATCTAATTATATGGAATTATCTACAGTCACAGGTAAACAGTATGCTCAGGTTGTGCATAAAGTTAATAATTTGAGGAAGGAAGGGAAAATCGGCACACGACCTATTGAAGGAACGACAAGCATCAAGGCAAAGCAATCAATGCAAAGATTCAATGATGCTCGATTTGCTCAATATGTGAAGAAGGAGGAAGTATCCATGCACACAGAACAACCATTGCAATCAAAAAGTGTGACTGCTGGATCGCTCACTATTGAATCCAAGGAAGAGCGAGTAATCCATACAGTTGTAATCTTTGCAGGCGTAGAAACACATACGTACTTCTCAGCAGATGGAACCAGAATTGCTGAAATACAAAAAGAGCCTACACCAGTTCCCGCTAGTGTAGACCAATAATAAATTAAAAATTCATCCAAGGAGATTATACCATGATAAACGAAAAAATTACACAACTGATCGATGATTTGGCAACAGAATGCAAGGAAAGTAACGTTACTTTATCACTTGGAGCTTTCGGTGAAGATGGAAAAGGTCCGTTGGTTCAGGTTGGGTCAAATGCGAGAATTGAGACATCAATTGCTCATCAGCAAGAACAATGGGAAAAGAACCTCAAAGAGTGCGGTTGTATCGGCTGCAGATTTCGATTTGAGAAACTGAATCATGAGAAACCAGATATTGATATCGAAGGCGATATTCAATCAATTCTGAGTGTTATTGCTGATCATTTAAACGAAGCAGTGGGAGGTGCGGTTGATGGCAGTAAAGATTAATAAGCTAGAAATCGAAAACGTCAAACGCGTCAAAGCAGTAAAAATTGAACCTAACGCAAATGGTTTAACCATCGTAGGTGGAAACAATAACCAAGGGAAAACCAGTGTCATTGATGCTATCGCTTGGGGGCTTGGCGGTAATAAATACAGACCAAGCCAAGCGCATCGGGAAGGCTCTGTCACACCACCACATCTTCATATTGTCATGAACAATGGGCTAGTCGTTGAGCGTAAGGGAAAGAATTCTGATTTGAAGGTCATTGATCCAAATGGAGAGAAAGCTGGTCAGAACTTATTAAATAGCTTTGTCGAAGAGTTGGCCATCGATCTACCGAAATTCATGGATTCGTCAAGTAAAGAAAAAGCAAATATACTCCTGCAGATTATTGGTGTCGGTGATCAACTGTTTGAATTAGAACGCAAAGAGCAAGAAATCTACAATAAACGTCATGCGATTGGTCAAATTGCTGATCAAAAGGAAAAGTTTGCGGCTGAACAACCTTACTTTCCAGATGCTCCAAAGGAACTGATCTCTGTTTCTGATTTGGTAGCCAAGCAACAAGAAATCCTAGCGAGAAACGGTGAGAATCAACAAAAGCGTAATCAAGTCAATCAAATCTCTTTTCAGCTGGAACAATCGAAATCAAATATCCAAGCGATCAACCTGAGGATTGAAGAACTTCAAGCACAATTGCAGAAAGAACAAATTGAGTTCGATCGACTATCAGAGGACTTTTCAACAGCGCAAAAAACTGCTGAAAATCTTCAAGATGAATCGACACAAGAACTGCAACAAAACATTGCAGAAGTCGATGAGATCAATCGACGAGTCCGCGCAAACTTAGATAAGGACAAAGCTGAAGAAGATGCAAAAGACTATCAGAATCAGTACGACGTGCTGACAAATGATATCACAGCGATTCGAGAAGAAAAGGTCTCGTTACTAGCTAATGCGAAACTACCGCTTCAAGGGCTTTCTGTGGCTGATGGCGAGCTGATCTATAACGGCCAAAAATGGGATAACATGTCCGGATCTGATCAGTTAAAAGTATCGACGGCAATCGTCCGGAAATTAAAACCAGATTGCGGATTCATACTATTAGACAAACTTGAACAAATGGACATGGTCACGTTGAACGAATTTGGCCAGTGGCTGGAAAAAGAAGGCCTACAGGCAATCGCGACACGTGTTTCAACAGGTGACGAGTGCGAGATCATTATCGAAGACGGCTATGTGACCGAGAATAAGCTAGCACCGTCTGAGGGCGGACCTACACCTCAGCAATCACCACAACCTAAGTGGAAGGAAGGAGAATTTTAATGAACATTACGAAAGGTGTCATCGCAAGGGCACAAAAGGTCGTGATTTATGGACCGGAAGGGATTGGAAAATCTACTCTGGCTGCCCAGTTTCCTAATCCATTATTTATTGATACGGAAGGCAGCACAGACAATATGGACGTAGCACGTTTGGATAAACCTAGAAGCTGGTCGATGCTGTTACAGCAAATCGACTTCGTGAAACAAACAATGCCGTGTGCGACTTTAATCATTGATACTGCAGATTGGGCAGAACGTTTATGCATCGAGCACATTTGTTCTCAGTTCGGTAAAAAGGGAATCGAAGATTTTGGCTATGGAAATGGGTACACGTATCTTGCTGAAGAGTTTGGCCGGTTACTCAATAAATTATCTGATCTCAAAGATATTGGTGTGAATGTTGTACTAACAGCACATGCTCAAATTCGGAAGTTTGAACAGCCAGATGAAATGGGAGCGTACGATCGTTGGGAATTGAAGCTAGGTAACAAAAAGACCTTAGCTACAACGGCACCTTTAACAAAAGAGTGGGCGGATATGGTTTTATTCTGCAACTACAAAACGATGTCTGTCGCTTCGGATGACAAAGGAAAAAAATTCAAAGCACAAGGCGGAAAGCGTGTCATGCATACGACCCACCATCCAGCATGGGATGCAAAAAATCGATTTGGATTACCGGATGAGTTGGATATGGGCTTTGCAGGAATTGCACACATTTTCGTAGCACAGCAAACACCACAGGCAACAGAACAACCAATTGCAACAAATACGCCAGCAACTGTTGAAACGCTAGTAAACAAGCCCGAACCGACTCAGGAAACACAATCTGTAACAACGGAGCCAAATTTTGATCGAGAGCCAGACAATTATGCAGGGATTCCACAACAACTCGTTGATTTAATGAAAGCAAACAATGTCATTCCGGCAGAAATTATGGCTGCGACAGAATCAAAAGGGTACTATCCGACAGGCACACCAATTCAAAACTATGATCCGGGATACATTGATGGCGTGTTAGTTGCTGCATGGCCACAAGTATTTACTATGATTCAAGAAATTCGAAAAAACCAACAATTTTAGGAGGAACAATCAATGACACAACAATTTCAACAAGAACGAGAATTAGGCTGGGATGACACGATTGTCCAAGATAGTGAGTTTGTACTACTAGAACCGGGCGAATACTGGTTTACAGTAGAAAAGTTTGAACGAGCACGTCATACACCAAATCCAAATTCAAGAAGTCAAAATCCTTTGCCAGCGTGCAATAAGGCAATTTTGACATTAAAAATTGAAACGCGAACAGGGGAAACAAAGACCGTGAAGCATAATCTATTTTTGCACTCACGTACAGAAGGAATGGTTTCGGCGTTTTTCGGAGCCATTGGTCAAAAGAGACATGGTGAACAGTTGCAAATGAATTGGCAAACAGTGGTTGGATCGATTGGCGTGACATCCATTAAAAAAGAAATGGGGAGCAATGGAAATGAATACAATTCTACTGGCTACATGATTTATTCCGAAGATGTGGATCCAACAAAACAACTAAATGATCGACCGGGATCAGCTCAATCGGCTTACCAACAACCACAAGCAAATTATCAAGCACAGCCTGCAGCAAATCTAAATCAGCAACCAGCCCAAAACTATACCCAACCACCAGCAACGAACCAACCGCAACAAGGGTACCAACCGGGAGCATTTTAGGAGGAATTAAGTATGAATAAAAAAATCGATTTGCCGTTGTCACAACTAGCAGAAGGCGCCATCCAAGA